TATGTTCAGTGTCTTCACTGACAACTGACATATTCAAACTGGAAGACAAAAACCTGCCGAAAACGAAATGGGCCATGATTTTTGTACTTTTAATTGCTATCGGAATAGCCAATATTCCAGGATTAACAGTAACAATTCTGTTCCTGATGTATGGGACATTCCGTGCATCGACGATGCTGCCGACGATATTTACGCTAAAAGGAGTAAAGCTGACACCTAAGGGAGTCATAGCCGGAGTCATAACTGCCCTGTGTATCGGGATGCCGATCTTTGGATATGGTAACATAGCCGGTATAGCGATCTGGAAGACTATTGGAAGCCTGGCAACGTTGATCCTATCCGGAGTAGTTGCGCTGATCGTAAGCAAGATCCAGATCAGGAAAGGCGGTGCTGTGTGTTAGGCAGGAAGCAGAGCATTAAGAATTCGGACTGGGTGGAGGCAATTGCCCATATTGGGGACACAGTACCTCTGGCGGTCCTGAATAAAAAGATAAAAGCAACGGTTTCAGATATTAAAAAAACCTGCAGAGGGAAAAAATGCGCCTACGCTTGGAGCGGAGGCAAGGACAGCATTGTCCTTGGCAAATTGTGCGAACAGGCCGGCATAACAGATTGTGTCCTGGTTGCCTCTAAAATGGAATATCCGGCTTTCCTTGACTGGGTGCAGGTAAATAAGCCTTCGGAACTTGAGATAGTAAATACGGGCCAAAATCTTGCGTGGTTACAGAAACACCCGGATATGCTTTTTCCACAGGACAGTGCGACTGCAGCTAAGTGGTTTCATATAGTCCAGCACAGAGGCCAAGCCAAGTATTACAAAGAACATAGCCTTGACATGATTCTCCTGGGACGCAGAAAGGCAGACGGTAATTATGTTGGCTCAGGATCAAACATATACACCAATAAACAGGGAATTACCCGGTTCAGTCCATTATCAGACTGGACGCATGAGGAGATCCTTGCTTATATAGATTTTCTTCAATTAGATCTCCCTCCTATTTACGGGTGGCCTAATGGGTACCTCTGCGGTACCCATCCCTGGCCTGCCCGTCAATGGACAGGTTCTGTGGAAAACGGATGGAGAGAAATATATAGCATTGATAACAAAATTGTTGAAGAAGCTGCAGACTATCTGAAAAGTGCCAGAGAGTTTCTTGATAGACTTTGATTATACCGGAGAGGACCACACGCATCCATTATAACCGCTTATACTGCTGCAAGTGCTATTAATCCATTTTTCTCCTTTCTGGCAATATTGTTTTGATATTTAGCTGATATGTGATACCTCTGATGATTGCATGGATGCGTGAATGGTAAAGAGCGGAGTGGCTTTGAGCGGGCCACTTCGCATCCCTCCACATTATTTCTTTAACACCATTTGCAGATGGTTAATATAAAATGATTGCTCCTTCAAATAATCATTTAGATATTTGGAGGTTAATATGAATTCTATAAAAGTAAAACTGTCTGAGTTAAAGAAACCGGAAAAGAATGTTAGGATTCACACACCGAAACAGTTATCTGAATTTGTCCGTTCAGTAAAAATGTTTGGACAGATTCGGCCAATTGTCATTGATGAGAATAATATGATTCTTGCCGGTAATGGATTGTTTGATGCACTGATGGCTGCAGAATATACAGAAGCCGAATGTTATCAGTACACAGATCTGACAGAAAATCAGAAAAAGAAACTCATGATAGCAGATAACAAGATTTTTTCTTTGGGAATTGAGAACATAGATACTCTCAATTCCTTTATTGCTGATCTCAGCGAAGATCTGGATATACCGGGATACGATTCTGAGATTCTGAGGCAAATGATTGCAGATGCTGATGAGGTGACTGAAAAGTTGGCTGAATATGGAACGCTTCAGATTGGGCAGATAGAAGAGATCCGGCAGGCGGGCGAACGCCGGGACGCACGGATCCAGGCTGCAGCTAACGAGGAACACAATAACAGTTCTGGGACAAATGAATCAATAAAAATAGATAATAACTCAACTGCAAATGAACGCCCCGGTGAAACGACAGATATACAGAAATATGTGATCTGCCCGAAGTGCGGGGAGAAGATATGGCTGTGAAAAGATGCGCATCAACTATGAATGTTGTGCAGGCTGCGGAGATGCGCATTAAAAATGTATTTAAAAATGGCTTGCCGGTGTATTTTTCTTTTTCTGCAGGGAAAGACAGTTTGTGCCTGGCTCAACTGATAATGAATCTTGCGCAGCGTGGAGATATAGATATAACGCAGCTTACGGTTCAGTTCATTGATGAGGAAGCTATATTCCCATGTATGGAAGAGAAAGCAAAGGAATGGCGAAAAAAGTTTTTGCTGATGGGTGCGAAGTTTGAATGGTTCTGCCTTGAGGTAAAACACTTTAACTGTTTTAACCAGTTGACGAATGACGAAACATTTGTCTGCTGGGATTCCACAAAAATGGATGTGTGGGTGAGACAACCTCCTTCATTTGCTATCAGGTCACATCCGTTATTGAACCCTCGAAGGGATGCATATCAGGATTTTCTGCCAAGAACTGAAGCTGACGGAATTGGAATGATCGGCATACGAACAGCCGAGTCAATTCAGAGACTGATGAATATCGCATCTATGTTCAGAGCTGGAAAAACAATGACGGAATCACATCAGGTCTTTCCGATCTATGACTGGAAAGATAATGATGTATGGTTTTATCTGAGGCAGGAGCAGGTAGATATACCTGTTATATATCTGTATCTGTGGCAGAGTGGAACACGAAAGAATGGATTGAGGGTATCGCAATTCTTTTCTGTGGATACTGCAAAATCTCTGGTGAAGATGAATGAATACTATCCGGATCTTATGGATAGAGTAATACGCAGGGAACCAAATGCTTACCTTGCTGCCCTCTACTGGGATTCCGAAATGTTCGGACGGAGCACGAAAGCCCGCCGCGAGATGGAGGATGAAGTACAGAAAGACTATAAATCAGAGCTTCTGGAACTCCTGACACATATTGAAAAGTATTTTGAAACTCCACACCAGAAACGGATAGCACGAAGATACAGAGACTTCTTCTTTAAGGTGTCTTCATTTGCAGATGCCGAAGATTATAAACATATTTACGATGCCTTGATAGGCGGGGATCCGAAAGAACGGAACCTGCGGGCACTCTACACACGAGTGTTCGGTAAGTATATCAAGAATGCAAAGAAGGAGGGTGCTCATAAGAATGAAAACCGTTGATATTAAAAAGCCTTTATCTACTCTTCAGTGGGTAGATCGCAATAAAGTAAAACCTAATGATTATAACCCTAACAAGGTCAGCAAACAGAACATGGAACTGCTGACTCAATCAATTCTGACAAACGGGTGGACGCTTCCGATAGTTGTGAGACCGGATTATACGATTATTGATGGATTCCACCGTTGGACAGTTTCCGGTCAGGAACCTCTTTTAAGTAAATTGGGAGGCCAGGTTCCTGTTGTTGTAGTAGATCATGAAGACCGTGCAGATGATATGTACGGTACTGTTACACACAACAGAGCCAGAGGAACACATCTTCTGGAACCAATGAAAAAGATTGTTCAGGAATTGATTGATGAGGGCAAATCAGTAGATGAGATTGGCAAACAGCTTGGGATGAAACCGGAAGAGATTTTCAGATTATCGAATTTCTCAAAAGAGGACTTCTTGAAAATGATGACTGAAGGAGTGACAAAATATTCCACAGCTGAGTTTATAACTAAACTATAGGTATTATATATATTATATATTATATAAAACCATAGTATTTAGAAGTGTAAAGTATAGATATAGAGTATATATAGCGGGGGCGGTTCAGTACCGTCCTCGCGCGCGCGAGGGTCGAAACAAAGAGGGAAGGAGGCGGAAGGGAAATGCCTAAAGCGCCTGACGAGAACAGAGCCATAGCTGAGGAACTGTTCAAAGAGGGAATGGCACTGGTCGAAATTGCAAAAAAGCTCGGCATTTCCTTGAATACAGTAAAAAGCTGGAGGGCTCGATACTGGAAAGATATTCTTCCAAACAAAAAACTTGCAACCAAAAATAAAGGAAGTTGCAAGGTTGCAACCGAAAAAGAAAAACCAAAGAAGAGGCGAAAACAAGGTGCACAGCCTGGGAACAAGAATGCATTGAAACATGGGGGCTATTCCAAAATAGCTTGGGATACACTGGATGCGGAAGAACTGGAAATGGCAATGGATATGCCGGAGGATGCAGAACTCCTCCTGATTGATCAGATCCGACTGTTTACTGTACGGGAACGAAGGATAATGAAGGCAATCAACTGGTATCGGGACCAGTCTGAACGACTGTCTATCTCCAGTGTGCAGCAGCAGGAAGAGAAACGTTCCTTTAAAACGCAGGAAGACAGAGAACTGTATGAAGAGCGGATCGCAGAGAAAGTTGAGAATGGCGAGAGGCTCCCGGGTAACAGATACAATGTTATAACTAATACCGAATCAAAGGACAGTGCAATAGCCCGACTGGAAAAAGAATTGTCCGTTGTCCAAGGAAAAAAGACGCAGGCCATTCAGACACTTGCTGAACTCAGGCTTGAGAAAGAAAAGCTAGCTGGAGATGCTCAGAAGGATGATATTGTACAGGCGTGGATCACCGGACTGATGGGAGGTGATTAAATGCCTG